ATGAACGTTGGGGCACTGATAAGCATTATTATGTTGCCCATAACGGAATTGGTAGTTATACTATTAAACAGTTCGAAAAAGGTTGTCTAAAGACTGAACTTCGTGTAAACCGGGAAGAGAAGCTCAGCTTCGAACAGAAACTTCTAGAGAATGGATGGAAAGAACATGCAAACTACCGCTGATCGTATGGCCCTGATTCGCCTTGCTCACGCTAACTTCAAAGCTAAGAATGCTCGTCAAGCTCACATGAAGCGTGTTGAGAAAATGGTCAAAGAAAACGCCGATGAGCGTTACTGGACCGATGCTCCGCAGTATGCTGAAAAGTACTACGGTGAGACTTATCGGGAAACGACTCGTTTTGACAATGATTGGGATTGAAAGGAAACTACAATGACTCGTGAAGACATGATTGAGAAACTGCGTGCTGGTGAATGCCGCGTGATCTTTACTAAGCTGAATGGTGAACAGCGTGATATGCGTTGCACACTCAAGGTGGATCTAATTGCTGAGGACAAACGTCCGAAGAATGGTTCTGCTGAGTATAGTGAAGAGATGGTTCGTGCATTTGATCTTGCCAAGCAAGAGTTTCGTACGTTTAAAGTCGCAAATGTGATCTCGTTTGCCCCCCTATAAATAATAGACCAGCAGTAAAGGAGAACAAATGGATCCCCTTCTACAAACAGCTCTCATTGCTGGCGGCATCTTTGCCGTCAGCTATCTTATTGGCAGAAGCCATGGTCAGGCTAGCCAAGATCAGATCATTGGGGCTACAATCGACCATCTGATCGAAGATGGATATCTCTACTGGACAAAAGACAACAGTGGCGATATCGTTCTTCATAAAATTAATGAGTTGCCGCGTGAATCTTATGTTGACTAATCCTCTCGCACAGGCTATAATGATGGCATACCGCAAAGGTATTGATGGAGATGTGAATGGCACGCAAGCCTCAGACGAAAGAACAGATCGCAGCCCGAGTGGCCAAAGCCCAAGCAACCAAAGCAGCGAAGAAGAGTGCTGCACTTGCTCAGATGGGTGTGGCTGCCAAGAAGCCGACTAAGAAAGCACGCAAAGCTCGTGTTATGACTGCTGAGCAAAAGCAAGCAGCTGTGGCTCGTCTTGCTGCTGCTCGTGAGTCGAAAGGTCCTTCCACCAACACTATGATTGATGCAGATGTTCGCAATCTGCCTGATGAGCATGTATTCAGCTTGAAGAACGTTCGTCAGTGGATCAAGACCAATAAAGAGTTGTTGGTTGCGATGAAAGGGATGAAAGACTCCAAGGAAGCGTCTGAGCGTGCTTCTTACAATAACGTTGAGACATACGTTGCAAACCTCGAGGCTTATCTTCGCAGTGGTCAGTACACTGATCTGCGTTACGGTGAGCACGGTCAAACCGCAGTCAAGTACATTTGCAGAGCGATGGCTTATTATGCAAATGGAATGCCTAAGAGATCTGTTGGAGTCGTGTACTCTGACATTGGTCTCTATACTCAAGAAATGGACGACAATGACAGACGAAAAGCAATTCCTTACAAAGCAAAAGTTCACAAAGCTAATTGAGGACGTAGTCCAAAAGCGTAATGTGAGCTACATGGATGCTGTGATAAACGTCTGCAGTGATCACGATGTTGATCTTGAAGACGTCCGAAAGTTTATCACTCCAATCATCAAGGATAAGATTCAGGCCGAAGCTATGCACCTAAATTTTCTTCCTAGAGCCAACACATTACCGTTTGACTAACCCTATATAATGTACTATAATAACCATACGAACATACAAACATACGGAGAATAATATGTCTTTTGCAAACCTAAAACGTAACCGCACCGACCTCAGCAAGCTCGTCGAAGACGCTAAGAAAGCTACTGGTGGTGCAGAACGCGAAGCTGCTGATGAGCGCTTCTGGAATCCTACTCGCGATAAAGCTGGCAATGGCTATGCTGTTATTCGCTTCCTCCCTGGCAAAGAAGAAAACGGAACCCCTTGGGTTCGTTACTGGGACCACGCTTTCAAGGGTCCGACCGGTCAGTGGTATATCGAGAAGTCGCTGACTTCTCTTGGTCAGAATGACCCTCTTTCCGAACTGAACATGAAGATGTGGAACTCTGGTGATGAGTCCCAGAAGAAGATTGTTAGCTCTCGTAAGCGCACTCTTCGTTACGTTGCCAACGTCCTCGTGATCAGTGATCAGCAGAATCCTCAGAACGAAGGTCAGGTTAAGCTGTATCGCTTTGGTGCTAAGATCTTTGAAAAGATCAAAGCTGCGATGCAACCTCAATTCCCTGACGAGAAGCCTATCAACCCATTCGATATGTGGGAAGGTGCTGACTTTGTTATTAAGATTAGCTCTGAGATGGTTATGGGTAAGCCTCTGCCTAAGTATGATGCTTCATACTTCAAAGGAGCTTCCGCGTTGCTTGGTGGTGATGAAGCTAAGCTCGAAGTGCTCTACGACAAGCAGCACGCTCTTGGTGAGTGGGTCGATCCTGCTAACTACAAGACCTACGATCAGCTCAACGCTCGTTTGAAGATGGTGCTTGGTGAGTCTGCTCCTCGTACGACTCGTGAGACTGTCTCGTTGGATGAAGCTTCTGCTCCTCCTTCGCTCAAGACTGCTGAGAACACCAGCCTTGATGAGGCAGACGACGATGATACGATGAGTCTGTTTGCTAAGCTCGCTAACGACGACTAATCGTTAGCACATTAGATAAAGAGAAGCCCAGGTCTTGCCTGGGCTTTTTTATTGTGTCACTCAAAACTCAAACCGCCCGCCTCTATATACAGGGTCCCGTGCGGGTGGGGCATCCGATTGCCCACCAATATTAATTTGTGCACCGCCAACGGTTGTATCACCACCAAGGTTGACTTGGGTAAGCCCGCCACCTGTTGATCCACTTTGGCTACCTGCCCCACCAGCAGCTAATTCAGCGCCCTGCATTGGTGTTGGTACGTTCATTGCAGCATACAGTCTTGATACACCTGCCGAGATTGTGGCCATATCATCTTCTGTAAAGTTCTTTAAACCTTTACCAAAGTCAATATCATTTGCGTTGCCCAGACCAATCCCATTATAAACATCCCCGTTAATTAGGTTATCTTTAACAGCTAAAATTGTCGCCACACCCTTTAGCATCTTGGTTAGGCCAGCTTCGGGATCGCCAACATCCATATTTCCCAAACCTGTAAACGAGGCGACGAGGCTATCGAGTGCTTGGCCCAAAGTATCCATTTGCGTTATGATTAATGGGTCTAGATTTTTTAATGGTTCCAACCCCTCAATTAAACGATCTATTATCCCCTTTTTTAAGTCATCTTTGACATTTGTTCCAAACAAACTATCGAATACACCGGCGATTGATGCAAGTACTTCATTCCCTGCCGCACCTAGTTTAGCAATACCATCTGTTGCAAAGAAAGCTAGCAATCCACCCGACAAACTTTTTAAGCTGTCGCCCAGCCCACTCAAGTCAGGCATATCCTTTAACTCTGCAAACTTTTTTATGCCTTCTACGGTATTGATTAACAGATTCTTGAACCCTTCACCTGGTTGTGCACCCGTTAAGTTTGCTAAAGCTGAAATTCCAGCATCACCAGCACCAATACCAGCAAAGAAAAATCCTATACCCGCACCAATGGCGCCCATACCTACAGTGGCACCAATCATAGCCGGCGCAAATAAGGCACCGCCAGCCGCACCAACACCTATTAATCCGCCTATCACGGCCGCAGCTTCTGGAGTAAACAACATAATACTATCAACAACATTGCCGACAAGTGTTTTTAAGTTGGCACCGGTAGCCTCCATTGCTCCAATAGCCATATCGCCAGCAGCAAGTGCAGTAAAGAAGGCTGCAATACCAGCTCCGATGGCTGCAATGCCTATAGTAGCTTTTGCGGTGGTGGCAGGGCCAGCAATAGCTCCAAATATAGCTCCTGAAACAAATAGGCCCGCTAATGCTCCGCCACTAACTGCACTAAATTTATCAATAACGTCTGCTATAGTTGTAGCAAAATTACCAAGAAATGTTCCTGTTGCGCCCATCTCAGCAATAGCCATATCACCAGCAGCAAGTGCAGTAAAGAATAAACTAATACCGGCGCCAATGGCTGCAATGCCTATTGTAGCTTTCCCGGTTGTTTTAGGATCTGCAATAGCACCAAATAATCCACCAGCAGCAAACAGCCCTGCTAGTCCTGCAGCACCAACTGCAGTAAGAGATCCAATACCATCTCCTATATTTTTTAACAAAATAGCGAGGCTTGAACCATCTCCAAATTTAGATATTATTGCGTCTGCAACAGACAGTTCTGTTAGAAATGCGGCAATACCAAAACCTATGAGCCCAATACCTATACCACCTTTGAACGCTCCTCCAACACCAGCAACTTTACCAAACAGAGCAGCACCGGCAAACAATCCACCTAAAGCTAGAATAGATGGTGTGCCAAATGCTCCCAAACCTGCAGCAAGATTGGTTAATAGGTTCTTTAGGTTTTCACCATCACCAAATCTACTCATTATAGCTTCTGCGCCTGCAAGACCTAAAAAGAATGCTCCAATTCCTGCTCCAGCTAATCCTAAACCTTTGAAGATGTCTCCAATACCAGCGCCTATTCCAGCTCCAGCATCACCTGCACCGGATAGAGTATTACCAATTAATCCTTTTGATTGTACTGATTCTCTTTTGTTTTCTAAATCTTTCAGACGTGCGTTTGTTGCGTCTGTTTGATCTTTACGAGACTTTTCAGCCATCTTTTTTTGCATATCGGCGAGGAAGTTGGCTAGATCTTCTCTAGCCAATCTATTTTCTTCTTTAGATTCTTCATGATTGCTCTTTAGAGTATCATTAATGTCTTTTAAGGTTATGCTCGCCATTATTTTCTCATTTGCTGCTGCTGTTGTTCCTTTATAAGATCCATAACCATATTAACATAAACATCTCTTTCCCACGGTAGCATATTTTCAATTTCTGTAAGAGAATACTTGTAATGATGCATTAAATTAAAGTTAACCTGATAATAGTTAACCAAATTGTTGTGGGACATGCTTATTAAAAAAAATCTTGAAGGCCTCTTAATTCTACTTTATTGTGGTGACCACACTTACATGTAAATTCCAAAGAGTGTGAAAGTTGGGGCATTGCTTTTACAAAATCTTGAACCTTTGCAAATTGACTTGAGTTCAAACTTTCGATAAAATCAATTACTTCTTTGATGGGCTCATCAGATATTTTAATAGCCTCATCTTCTGTTAGAACACTATCAATGCAGTTAGCTATTGTATACAATGACTGATCAACGGAGTTTAGCTGAACGCCTTTAGGAGCTTTGATTAAGCTACCATAATGTGGCCACTTCATTTTAATTTTAATTTTTTCGTTGATTGTAATAGTATCTGGTATGGATGAAATATCTACTTTTATTTCATCTAGATCTACACTTACATTGTTTGGTGCTTCACATGAAGAGCAGTTAAGTGATAGGTCAATTTTTTCTCCAACAGATTTTGCTCTTATCTTTAAAAACAGATACTCAATATCAAATGGCATCAGTTGGTTTTTATTAATATCATCATCGATACATGCTACTACAGTATCAACAATGCTGGATAGAATTTGATCCGTATCTTTAGACTCAAAAGCCATCAGCAGTATTTTTTCTTCTCTAACAAGGAACGGTCTAAATCTAACTTCCTTTTTTGAGGAAGGGATTGTTATACTATATTTTGGAGTGTTGTTAATTTTAGGCAAAGCCATGATGTAGAATCCTTATAATGTTTTCCATTTACGATAAGATAATTGCACTGTCATCTGTATTGCTTCCGATGCACTTGCATCAGACAATTCAATAGATCCAATATTGATTGGGTATGCTTCTTGAAGTTCAACGCTGTAAACAATTTGATCCCTAGTATACAGATCAATATCAATAAAGGGATTTGAAAATATTGGTAACCCAATTCCCTTCTTTAGTTGGTGTATTTTTACCGTTCTACCATATCCATTTGGACCAAGAATATATCCAATTTCATATGTGTCTTTGTTCAGAACCAACGATTGCCATTGCTCAAAATACTTCCTAATACCATAATCATTCATCACGGTGAAGGACAAATTTATATCTTCATGAATTTCACTATAGGCAATTTTTTGGTTAAAACTGCCAATGATTTTATCATGAGATCCAAGCATTCTACCAGGCAGTTGTGCTGCACTGCAAAGAATGTTTAGCTCGCTTGTTGATAAAGGGCTATTAGGAATAGGTGGCAGATCAACCCTATAGAGGTTAGCACGAGCAACTCCTCCACGCTTTGAGACAATACTTTTTAATTCTTCTATACCAGCCATTAGATCATAGCCCTTGAATCTCTATACACTTCACGTGTGGTTGCTTTCTGGAAGTCTGCTGTTGGAAGGAACACAGCAATTTCCCACTCAGGAGGCTGCACCATCGCAAAACGACTAACAACATGCTCAGTCAAATAGTGCTTGATACATGGCTTGAAATACTTGTACTTCGATGCGCTCTGCAGCATGTTGTATGTTAGGTTAAACTTTGTTGACTCATCATATCGCTTGTTGCTAGTAACGTCGAGAAGACTGTCTAGAAACTTAGCTCTTAGCACTGGCGGTAGGTAGTGCAGGTTCAACCCTAGAAAGCCTCCAGCAGCGGGCTTTAGCACGATAACAAGCGGGAAAGAGTCGTAGTATGGTAATGTGTCTTTGTGCTTTGGATCGTAGAAGAACATGAACATAGAGCCAATCACCTGACGGTTCTTGAGCTGAATAGGATCCTCTTTCATCAACGTATTGCGGTTGATGTTCTTCATGTCCTTTACTTTGGTCATAAACCATTCGCGAGACCTTTCGGTTCGCGGTGTAATTCCAGCTCTAAAGGCTTCATATTCGAGGGTTTGAAATAAATTGCTCATGTGCTTATTTATGTTGATTTTTCTAAAAATGTTGGGATAATAACTTAGCGCCTGTTGCGGCCCGTAGAAGGGCTTAACGGTTTCAAAGGCTTCAATGGCTTTGGCATAATACCGAGCTTCTGCAACGTGTGCTCAGTCCAAATCTGAAACTCATAATTATTGTCCTTAGCAAACTTCTCAGCTGCTTTCCACTTACACTGGTTCTTAACATATGTAGTAGCTTCTGTAACATACTGCTTTGTCTTACGTTGACCTGTGGGCGGCTTTGTCTGTTTGTCGGGCTTGATCTCAATTAAGAATGTTTTTCCCTCAACAGTTGTATACTTGATATCAACAAAGTATCTGTGGTAACTCTTGTCAATGTCGTAGAAGTATGGGATGACAACTTCTTCTGATGACCATTCCTTTATCTGCGGGTTCAGATCCAACCACTTGAAGCAGTATCGTTCCCACATAGACCTAAAGACAACATTGCTAGCGTCACCTTTATACTTGTGAACGTTCACAACTTTGTACTTGCCTTTGTAAGTCATGGAAACCCATATAAATAAAACCAACGTATAACGTATTTATTAGGCAACATTAATGGCCACACTTCAATATCCATTAGAACATCAAGATGACGCAATTGGTCGCATATCGTTTGAGGCTTTCGAAGAACCTCAAATTGCCGCTCAATTAATGGACCTTACTATCCCCACAACAGAAACAGTTGGAGGTGGTGGACAGGAGGATGAGGCCCGCCGCCGCAACTCGACTGAAAGTGTGGGAGGTAGGAGACTTGGAGACATTCTTGCAGACGCCCTACCCGGCGACATTCAGGCCTTTACTGGTGCGCTTGGGGGAACGAGCACGTCAGCAAATTCAACAAGAACATCGCAAGGCCGTGTTAATCTATACATGCCACAAGCGGTTCAAATCCAAGATCTAGCTAGCTATGATAATTCTTTTAACCTTGGACCGTTGGGTGGAGCCATCGTTGGTGGTGTAAACAACGCGCAGTCTATTATTAATGCCGCCTCAACCGATGGTGGTATTAGTGGTTTTATATCTAAGATAGCTGGTAATAATGGCGGCGACATGGCCGCACTAGCTGCTTTAGAAGCTGCAAAGTATGGACCTGGAGCTATTGGTGGTGCTGCTGGTGGAATTGGTGGTTTGATCGGCGGTGCTGTTATTAGTGCAGGAATAATTCCTGCAGCGACTGTTCTAGGTCGCGTTACAACAAATCCAAACACAAGAACAATCTTTAAAAGTGTTCCTATTCGTCAGTTTCAATTTACCTTTGATCTTATTCCGTCGAGTAAAAGAGAGGCTGATGAGATTCGTAAGATAATCGAATTCTTTAGACTTAACATATATCCTGAGGCTTTTGGTCTTGGTGGCACTATTGGTTTAAAATTTCCAAACACTTTTGATATTAAACTATCATATCGCAATAGAGAAATACCTGGTGTAAAATTTCTTACATGTTACCTACAGAACTTTGGAGCGACATATAACCAAAATGGTGGTAGTATGCACGAAGATGGTAACTGGAACTCCGTTCAAGTGTCATTAGGCTTCACTGAAATAAGAGCCCTAAACAAACAAGACATTCGGGGTGGTTACTAATGTCAAATTTCTTTAAGTCTTTTCCTATTATTCGATATAGCTTTGGAGATGCAGAGGATCCTGTTATCTTTCAGAATATAGGAACATACATCGATCTCGTCGATCAGATAAAAGATGACGCTGCTTACTATACTACAACAAACATTGAGGAATACGAGCGGCCAGATACTTTATCTTATAAGTTGTATAGAACAACTGAGTATTATTGGACGTTCTATCTGCTAAATGATAAGATAAGAGAATGTGGCTGGCCTATAACAAACAAACAACTGTATGAAAACGCTAGTAAGTATTATCCAAATAGAGTTATAACAACAACCAGTGACATAAACGGAACTGTTGATGATCCAACACCTTTTGTTGTTGGAGCTACAGTGCAGGGTCTTGTGTCTGGAACGACCGGTAAGATATTGAAGAGATATCCAGATCTAGGTCAACTGGTAATTGGTACAAGCAACAACTTCAACGTTGGAGAGTCTGTAAGAGTTCTTGGCAATTCAGTGACGTCAATAATTGTTCACTCAGAAGCTGCTCAGTACAATAGTGTGCATCATTATGAGAATGCTTTAGGCGAATGGATCGATATAAATCCCAACACTCAATCAGTCTCAGGGCTTACTCCAATAACTTATCTTGATAGACTAATAGAACAAAATACTGAATTGAAAGAAATAAAAGTGTTAAAGGATACTGTAGCTCCACAAATAGCTTCTAACTTTAGAAAGTCATTGTTGTTATAATGGCAGATGCACTCCAGTCTACAAAAGATTATGAATTAACAGTTGCTGTTACCGCTGATCGTTTAGGCGATACACCAGTCTTTATCGAAAACAACGTTGTAGAATTACACATATTTGAACGAATGGACATGTTGTTTTTAACAGCTCAAATGCTAATTAAAGACGACCTGGACATGTACAACAAAATAGACTTCATGGGGACTGAAAAGGTCTCTATTGATATTAGACACCCATCTAGCGATAGAATCATTAGTAAGAAATTTGTTGTCGAACAAGTAGAACGTATTCGCAAAGTCAATGACCAAGTAGAGATGCTTTCAATACGTTTAATTGAACAGCGAGGTTATGATAATTTTATCAGTAGGTTTAGTAAAGCATACACTGGTAAGCCTTGGATAATAATGTCTAAAATATTAACTGATCAAATGGGGCTAACTCTCAACAGTTATGCTGCAATGGAAGCTCAGCCAGAAATGAGGGTTGTTATTCCATACCTTACAGTTTTTGAAGCTGTTGAAATGATTCGCAAGAGAATGGCTACAACAAATGGATCACCATTCTTTGTTTATTCTCCCCTCAACTTTGACAATATTATCATCAAAGACTTAGATACAATTTTAAAACAACCCGCTTGGAATACAAATGGTTCAAACAATAGACCGTTTTATTTTTCAAGTGTACGAGCCAATGCTACAAATAATACTCCCGACGATTTTGAGAAGCAAAGTTACAATATTCAGTCATTTGTTTATAGAGATGTAGATAATACTCTATCAATGATAAAGAATGGTTCTGTCGGCTCTTATAATAGTTTTACCGATATGACGACTGGTATTACGGTAGGTGGTCATCTTGATATAGAACAAACAATTGATAAAATTAATAGTGAAGTATTGCCTACAAGCAAAGAATTAAAGTTTGACACCGCCTATCTGTTTAAAGGCGACCCTATAACTCTTTACAATTCAGCTTATCCTCACACACTACTATCTAATAATAGCTATTCTGATATGAAGAATTTATATCACGAAACTGATATTGGTAAATTGCAACTGAACGCTACTGCTTCTACACTAACCAATTTGCTATTTAAAAACGTTGTTGAAATATCAATACCCGGCCTACATTTTATTACAGGTCAAAATAAAAGCATTGGACAGGTTATAAACATATTCTTTATGTCAAGCGATATTGCAAAAATATCAATTAATAATGTTCCTGAAGAAGAAGTTAAAGATAAGAAGAAATCAGGAGACTATCTAATTTACAGCATGCGACACGTGTTTACTCTTGGAAAACACAATGTTGTTGCCGAGGCTGTTAAACTTAGATATGATAGAGGTGAATAATGATAGGACATCAATCGACAGAATTCTATGGTGATCAGATCAGATGGTTTATAGGAATTGTTGAACAAGTTGGAGGAGACATTCCAAAACTTGGACGCGTCCGTGTTCGCATCTTTGGTATTCACGCTCCAGATATTAGCTTAGCAGATTTACCATACGCCCAAGTTGTAATTCCCAGCACCGAAGCTGGAGTATCAGGAATTGGTCGATCAACTGGTCTTGGAGTTGGTGCAACTGTATTTGGTATTTTTATGGATGGTAAAAATTCTCAGTTGCCACTTGTTATAGGATCCATACCTAAAGTAGAGACCCCAACAGCTGTGCAATTATCACTTACAAGGGGACAAACCAGCTATTCATCAAGTAATGTTCCATTCAATACAAATCCTCCAACTGTAGATCAAGCGCTATTGGGCCCACCTGATGGTGAAGCATACAGTGGGACCTCTCAAAATACTCAGAAAAATACTCAGATTGCTTGGGATTGGTTTATGAGAACTGGCAGATATTCAAAGATTAGCATATCTGCTATGCTTGGTAACTTTTTAGCTGAGAGCGGAATGTCAACTACAATTAAGGGTGATACAAACCTTACACCTACTACTGGCCAATATACAGGATCTGTTGGTATTGCTCAATGGTATGCTGGTAAAGATGGTGCAGGTGCACGACAAAAACAACTAAAAGACTTTGCGGCGGCTAATGGTAAAGAATGGTATGATCTATATTTACAGCTTGCCTTTGTTGATCATGAGCTTTCATCAAACTCAGGGTTCAGAGGAGCTGATTTTAAAGCTATTACAGACCTAACACGAGCGACCGTTCATTTCCGTCGATATTATGAGAATCCAGCCAGTCTAAATGTAGAAAGTGTTTTGGGTGATGGACAAGCAAAAAGGTTAGGTGAAGATGAAGCTATTAGTTTTGCGTTTGGTGTTTACGAAAACTTTGCATCCGGCGCTTCAAACACTTCTAATGTATCGTGAGATCTTAAATGCCAGTAAACAACTTACAATTTAATTCTCAGCTAAAAGCTCTTTCCAATGTATTGTCGCTGGAGACAGTTAATACTGCTGCACAACAAATGACAGATACCTATAAAGCTGCTACACAGACATCTCTAGGTTTTTCTGTTGGTCAAGAGGCTGGTGGATGGCAATCTCTTACCCAAACTGTAGATTATCCATTGGGACAAACGGCAACGGATGCTGCACCAATTGTGCTTGCAACTCCGAGTGTTGAATCCCAAGCTGGAACTCCACCAACGTTGGGTGGATCTGAAACAACTGACCTATCTGCTATTCTTGATGCTGGAACAGCAGCTGCAGGTTTTTTACATCAGACAGTCACACTTGGAACACCAGAAGCTATAGCAGCCGTATCGAATAATGTGTGGGGAGCTACACCAAGCTCTATCAGCGATATGTTATCATCTGTAGCATCTCCAACAATAAACGTTGACATATCTGGTGCTGTCAGTAGTGTGCTTGGCAATTCTTTTGCTGGTAACTTCTTTAATCAAAGTAGCAACTTTAGCAAGTATGTTACAACAGCATTAAATGGGTTGGCAAGTATAAATGCTATAAAAAACGTTCTAGAACATTCAACTGGAGATGTAGGTAATACATTACTTAGCATTGCTGGAGTTAAAAATCAAAATACAATTTTTAATGCAACGGTTGATGTTCTTGATAATAATTCAAGAGGCGCTCTTGATAAGATGGTATCTCTTTTAATAATCCCACAAACTTTAAGAAACCTAGCAGCCAACGCAAACATAACCGTTGATACATCTAGTGAGCAAGGCCTTGTAAGATTTCTAGAAACTATGTCTCTTTTGAATGCGCCAGCAGATGATGTTCAAAGTGTATACAATCAAATAAATAATGTTACACTAACAATAAATTCAATGATTGGGTCTATTAATTTTTCATTGACCCCAGGAGCAGGTGTCATTAACGGCCAACAGATTCCAGCTCCATCTGAAAGTAAAGCTACTGTTATATCATCAAACAATAGTGAATACGATACAGACTTCTCCTACGTTGATTCATATGAAGAGATGGTAGCCGATCTAAGAGCTGTCTCAAGAGAAGTTACAACAGCTATTGTTCATTGGACTGCTAACTTTATAGATGATTACCACGTTGATGCTCAACAAATTAAACAAATTCATCTTAATAATGGTTGGACAACTGTTGGATATCATTATTTGATCCGTCGAGATGGATCTATCCAGAGATGTCGTAATCCAAACCAAACTGGAGCTCATGCTAAAGAAACACATAACCCCTACAGTATTGGTATTGCAATGGTTGGTGGTTACAATTGTCCAAATGGAACAAGGAATTATGAATCATTTGTGAGTCAAGACTCCCTAAGTCCTGTACAATGGGCTAGCCTAGATGTCTTCTTAAAAGCATTCTATACAGTATATCCTAATGGAGAAACTTGGGGACATTGGCAAGTAAACTCTGACAAAATTGATCCTATGGTAGATATGTCTCAATATGTAAAAAACAAGTTTGGCAAAACCAACATAAGCTCACAACCCACTAGATCATATTCAACTGCAGAGCTAGCTAATAGAACATTTGAAAGTTATTGAGGTAATAAATGGCAGAAATTGATAAAGAAGATTTTGATACCTTAATTGCAAAAGAAGCTGCTGGAGTTATTGACCCTGCACGTCCATTAGGTTTTGGTGATCAGTCAGGCGTATACCCTCGGCCAGAATACTTTTATAGATCATCAATTAACACTAACGCTCTTGGCGGTGGTTCGCCAACGCTAAGCGTTGGCGGTGGTGATCCACGAGTTGAAGGCTTTGAGAAATATTTGAGTGGTGCTACAGAAGTAACTCCTCAATATACAAACGTTGATGTTAGAGAAACAAAGTCTGGCCACTTCTTAATATTTGATGACACCCCAGGTGGTGAAAAAGTATTGATCAAGCATAGATCTGGTGCAGGTGTAGAGCTACGCGCAGATGGTACAATGATCTTAAAAACAGAAGCCAATATGATTACAGCAGTCAATGGCAATAGTGCTGTGATTATTGAAGGGGATGTCCAACTTTCTGCTAAGAACCTAACGTTTGATATTGCTGCAGATATGAAGCTCAATGTTGGTGGTAACATGACTGTCAATGTTGAAGGGGACTTGATTGAAAACATCCAAGGCGCTCGCAGAGATGTTATAGGTGGAAACAAAGGCACAACTGTTAAAGGTAACACCTCTATGACAACAGTTGGTACAAGTACAACCACTACGCTTGGCAGTTATAACAATATTGTGAAGGGATCGTTTAGCAACATTGCTGAGGGAACATCTTCAATTGCATCAAAAGGTAACTCTAGCTTTACATCTGAAGGTGAGGCAAATATGTCTTCACCAAACATAAACATTGCAGCGTCAAGTTTGTCAGTATTTGGTGCTACTGGAACAATTGGCGGGGATGGTATTGTTGCTTATGTTAAAAACATATTTGGAACATCTGGCACATTC